TCTCTGGATTATACGACCAGTTTCCAGAAATCGCTTGATCAAAGAACTTTTGCATAACAGCAACAATATTGATATAACCAGTATTGCTAGGCATATCCCAAAGAAGCGTGTAAGCATTCTTAAGAGTATGATACTGGGGAACAATCTGTTTGAGTGGCCCTTTCTTACTTTTCTTAATGGACAAGAACCCGCGAGGAGGTTCAATTCCATTGGTTGCGTTTGACACAACGGAGCTGCTCTCTGAAGGCATCTGTGCGGACAGTGTGCTGTGTCGGAGACCATGCTCCAGGATAGATGCTCGAAGACCTTCCCAATCATGTTGATACTTAATAGATGAAATTTCGTCTACATCCTTTTTGTATGTATCAATAGGAAGAATGCCATCGGCATACTTAGTGCGTCCAAAGTATTCACAATAACCCTTTTCTTTAGCAAGTTGGTTTGATGCTTTTAGTAGATAAAACTGGAAAGACTCAGAGAGTCCATGAACAGCATCCCAGGATTCCTGTGAATCATAATTGTATCCAAGTTTTGCCAAATAGTGTGCAAGACCAATAAATCCTATACCAAGAGAACGACGTGCCTTAGTGGCGATTTCTGCCGCTGCTACGGGATATTTCTGATAGTCAATCAACTCTTCTAGTCCACGAACAGAAAGGTCACAAAGATCTTCAAGTTCATCATCAGACTTAACTTTACCAACATTAATAGCAGAAAGAATACAAAGTGCAATTTCTCCTTCACCATCAATATGTTGAAGAGGATCAGTGGGTAGAGTAATCTCTTGACAGAGATTTGACATGTTCACTTTATCCTTAAATGAGGAATGGGAATTGCAGTGGTCAATATTCATAATGTAGACACGACCCGTTTCCGCACGTTCTTTAAGAAGGTTAAGGATGAGTTCTTGTGCCTTAACAGTCTTTTTCGGAATGGACGAATCTTTTTCATATGAACAGTAGAGCTCATCAAAACCATCGAGTCCAAAGCGATCATAAAGTCCAGGTACATCATGTGGGGAGAAAAGCGTAATCTCACCGTCTTGAATAAATCTTTCATAGAACAACTTAGAAATTTGGATAGAGTAATCAAGTTTGCGAACTCGGTTGTCTTCAGTTCCTTTGTTATTCTTAAGAACTAGAATGTCTTCGATTTCTTGGTGCCAGATCGGGAAGTGGACTGTTGCGCTTCCGCCTCGTATGCCATTTTGCGTACAGCAACGGACAGTTGCTTCAAACTTTTTGAGAAACGGTACAACGCCAGTGTGCTGGACTTCACCGCCTCTAATTTTACTATTGATACCACGGATTCGACCTGCGTTAATACCGATGCCCGCCCTTTGTGCAACATATCTGCCAATAGCCATATCGCTAGTAAAGATACTATCGAGGGTGTCATCAACGTCAACAAGGACACAGCTAGCAAATTGTCTAAGCGGAGTTCGCACTCCCGCCATGATGGGGGTTGGAATGTTGATTTTGTGCTTTGAGATTGCGTCATAGTATCTCCTAACGTATGACATTCTGGTTTCTTTTGGATACTCTGCAAAGATAGTCAAAGCAATCATCATGTACATAAACTGTGGAGTTTCATATACTCCACCACTGCTTCTATCCTGCACGAGGTACTTATCAACGACCTGACGTAGACCCGCATAAGTGAAGAGATAGTCACGATCATGATCAATGTAACTATTAGCCTTTGCAATCTCTTCTTGAGAGTACTTATTATAGATATCATGATCATAAACTTCTGCTGATACACACTCAATAATGTGCTGCTCCAGAGTAGGAAGTTCCTTCATCTTCCCATAAAGTTGCTTACGAACAGCAAAGAGAAGTAGCCTTGCAGCAACATATTGGTAGTTGGGGTGGTCTAGATCAATCAAATCAGAAGCAGAGCGAATTAGAATTTCTTGAATTTCTCCTGTAGAAATTCCATCATAAAATTGAATACCAGACTTCATTTCAACTTGACTTGCAGAGACCCCTGCAAGACCCTTACATGCCTCTTCAACCATCAAATGCATCTTGTCTAGGTCAAGAGACTCAATACGCCCATCACGCTTTTTAACTTTGGTGCCGTTGCTCATATTTTCTTCCAAGTAGTAAATTTAAGTTTTGCTTCTAGTCCAGAATATGTATTTGATTCTATCACAGACTTAACATTCAGTCCAGATAAAATCATATCATTAACGTCCTTCTCCCTCAAAGAAGATGGCCAAATCACAACTTTCTCACCTCTGTCAATGACACGGGAGATTCTGTTGTGGATTTCTGCATTACGTGGTTCGTTATCATAGATCCAAACACAATCGCTAATACCCCACTTACTAATATCACCGTCAGCTCCACAAAGAGCAATCGCGTTTGAAATGAAAGTGGAGTCGAATGGACCTTCTGTGATGTATACAGTTTTGTTTTTTTCAATCTCATCGAGACCGTAGATTTTTGGTGCGTCATCGTTAAGCATTACGGTAATATATTTAACCTTGCTAGGACCAAGTGCTCTTCCTTGAAATCCAATAAGGGTATTTTGATAGAACAAAGGAATGATAATCCTAGGTTCATCTTTAGTTGTATCATCGAAGACATCTTTTAGAGAATTTGTCCACGATTTAAATTGGTCAGTGTAATAAAATTTATCCGGATTAAGTTTTCTACTTTCTAGATATTTTTTTGCATCAGCATTTTCAGATGCTTTTAGTAGATCTAACTTTGGTTTAAATTTTGGAGTTTCAAACTTAAATACTGGTTCTTCTGCAGTAAAGTTTCTACCAGTTTTACCATCCTTAAATTTTTCAAAAGTATATTGCTTGTAAATTACTGAGTCAATTTGCTTTAGAAAATTATTAAAGGAGATATTGACTCCGCAATTATGACACTTGAAGTTTGTATTATTCTTTACTTGATATAGATATCCTCTTGCTTTGCTCTTATTTTTCTGGGAATCGCCACAAATAGGACATCTGAAGTTATAAAGATTATTCTTTATCTTTTTAAACTTTTGAAACCGTGCAGATATCAAATTGATGTATTTAACATCAACAAAATCCATAACTAAACCTTAAAGTTCCTGCTCTCCATTATAGAACTTTGAGGTTGTGGTGTCAAGATTTGAATCGCACGAGCATTGTTAAGTATAAAAGATATACAAGCAATTGCACCAATTGCCATCCACACTCTTTTTTCTATAGATTGTACTCTTGACACAATGCTGTCATAATCCCTGTCAACTTTATCACGGAGTTTGTCAATTTTAGCAAAGAGTATGTTGTCAGTTTCTTCTTGCTTGGTAATCCTTTCTTCATGTACCGCGAGCATCTTACTCACGTTACTATTTACTTCACTAAGTTTTTCAATAGCATTATCAATCTTAATAATAATATCTTTTACATCTTCAATCTTTTGTTCCAGTATTGCAACCTTAACTTGTTCCATTTCTGTTGGAGGATTTGAGATAGTCTAACCAGAATTTTCTGCTACCACGACCACCAGACATGTACTGTCTTTTTCTTTTTCTTACAGGAGGATCATCACCCGCTTCAACACTACCAGCAATTTTTCCATTACCCATAGACATAGTAGGCATCTCTTCATAAAGATGAGATTTTACTAAGTCTATAATTCGGTCAATCTTCTTCTTTTCCATTATAGATTTTATAAAGTTCGGATAAACAATACAGATCAACCTGAATATCATGAATATATGTTTTTGGATATTCTGGCAGTTTACCCAAAAATATTATAAAAGTTTTCATAGAAGACCACAACTCTTTTTCTATTTTGAAAAATAGCATTGGAGTTGTTGCCTCACCAAAAATATTATAAAGAATAATAAAATGATTAAGAAGAAGGTGAGTTTTTAACTGTCCACTATTCTTATATCGTTTCAATAATCTTTTAATATACTTAAAGTGATTTAAGTCCTTATCAAAATCCTCTCGCGTTACTGCTTGAGGATTCTCATAATTTTTAATTGCGAATAAGAGGAAATTATCCTCATTCAATTCATTAAAAATCATATACTATCATGCAGGTGGGAATGTAGGTGCGTTACCAGTTGTAATTCCCGACATAGCAACAAGAGTCTCAGTCTTTACTCTCAGTCCGCCTTCAGTTCCCATATATGTAGTAACACCAACCCAACCTTCATGAGTTAGGGCATATGATGTTCCTTGAGCAGCGGCAATACCACCATCAGCAACACCATAAACATAGGAATCATCTGTTCCCCAAGATGCTTCACTATACTTAGAATCAAGAACAGTGTACTTTGGAAGTTGAGAAACTTTGAAACTAGTTCCTGCGATGGCAACTCCACTCAAACCAGCAGTTGATCCAATTGTGAGAGAGGTTGTGCTAGCGATACTTACAATTACAGCATCACCAAAATAGATTCCAGCACGATTACCAAATCTAATTACATCACCTTCTTGAGCAGCACCAGTTTGTCCAAATGTAGTGCCGCTTCCAGTTACAACGCCAGTGGCATAATTTAATGTTACTGTACCACCAGCACCTACTGCATCGTTATTTCCCCAGAGTGCCATGTCTTTCTTCCGTAAAAAATTATTTGCTATGAATATTTATAAAAAAGAGAGACCTTACTTTTGGCCTCTCTTGTGTTTTAAAACTGTTTTTAAGAAATGATTTACTAAGTCAAGAATTCCGTTTTCTTCAAATCTTTTTGTTTTAGCTAGCCATTCAGACATGGTTAGCAAAAGACCTAAAACGACAGTTATTCCCCAGTTTGTGACTAAACAGGTAATCATCCTTCAGATTGTGGCTTGAAGAGAAGTTCCTTAACAGTAAGAAGAACCATGTCATCAATACTGTTATCTGTGGATTTTACATACTTTTCAAGAAGTTCAATAACAAGATTCTTAACTGCTGGATGTGAAGCAAGTTGAAGTACGATTGGTTTTACAACCGCTACGACTGCGCCCATGATGTCCTCCGGGTGAGAGTATCCTGGACTATTTAGGATTTTGTATCTAGTCTGCTAGTTTAATGCCAGAAATACCATAACCTCTAGATCCACCGACTTGATATTTTTTAGTTACACTAGATGGAGATGAAGATGCGTTTGATAATGATGATGTTCCACCTCTACTTGGCTTAGAAGAAGTTGGTTTAGAAGAGGTTGGTTTTGGAGAGGTTCCTCTAGCAGCTCTCATATCTTGTCTTGCTCTCATTACATCATCTCTTGAGATAGCACCTTTAGTCCAAGGGTCATCTTTCACTGCTTGAACAGCAGCACTTCCAGTTGGTCTAGCAGCAGCTGGTTTAGGTGATGATGGATACTTGGCGGTGGATGGTTTTGGTTTTGTTGGTGCGTAAATTTTTCCACCACTTCCAGTTCTACCAATTTCCTTTCTACCTTTAATTTTATCAACAATTCCACTTAAAATATTTTCATCAAGTGCTTGTTCTTCTATTCTCTTTGCCATCTTTGTAGCAGTGGCATACATCACTTCTCTACCACGACCAGGATATCTTCTTTCAAAATCTTCTGCCTTACCCTTCATAGACTTAATAATCTCTTCACGCTTTTTCATTTCAGCATCAGTTAAAGTCTTCTCATCAACCAACTCACCTTTGGGTTCAAAAGAATTCTTGACATACTGAGAGCGATACTGCCCACCAGTTGCTTTATGAGTATCTTCTAGTTCTGCTGCTCTTGCGTCAGCATACTTTTTACTCTTTACTGGTTTACCAATCTTCTTTTCTTTCTTACCATCAGGAGAACCATAAACTTGATAGGGCATTTCATTAATCCAAACACTTTCACTTCTTACCGTAGCAAGAAGGTCATCTAACTTACTCGTCTTCTTTTTCTTAGCTGGTGCTTTTGCTTTTGGTGCTGTAGTTTTCTTAGTGGATGCTTTTGGTTTTGCCTTTGCTTTTGGTGGAGTTGTAGGTTCTCCCCAAGGGTCGGCGGGTTTTTCTGCCTTCTTAGGTGCTGCTTTTGGTGCTTCTGCTTTCTTGGTTTCTCCACCTTCCATCTTGCGAGCAACATTTCTTGCTCCTCTGGAAACTGCTCTTGCCCCTTTAGCAACTGCTTTCTTAAGTCCTTTCTTGAGTTTAGAAGCAACTCTTGAGAGAATACCAGGTTTCTTTTCACCACCTTCACTTCCAGAATCACTAGAAGAAGATGTTGAGGGTGCTGAAGATCTTGAGGATGCTGAAGATCTTGAAGTTTCTCCAGAGGAAGATCCACTTCTACCTCTTTCATATCCAGATTTTGCTTCTCTACCAACTGCCTTTGCTCCTCTTACAGCAGCACCAGCAGCATAACCAACTCCACGAGCAACTGCCTTTCCTACCTTCTTAACAGCACCTTTGATTTTTTGAAGAACTCCTTCTTTCTTTTCAGTATTAGGAGTATCGTGACCAAAGGTTACTTTTGCTTCATTGAGAATACTTAGTGAGATATCAATAGACTCACAGATATAATCTTCAATCTCTTCAGCATCATATCCTTCCTCAAGATAGTTATAGAAAACTTCTTCAACTACTTTTTCGATTAATGAATCGGAGAGTAAGTCAATTTCATAATCAGTGAAGTCGTCAAGAATGTTATCAATCTGAACCATTTCAATGAGGGTTCCACCAATCTGTTCAACTGCTTCACCTAGTTTGATACCACCACCCATTGCTGAGGTTTTAATTTTGTTGTTTATTTTTTTCTTTACGTCTATTTTTTTCTGATCTTCGTCATCAGTTGCGACGATCTCTACAAGATCTTGTCTCCAGTTTGAGAAACCTTCCTTCATCCCTTTCTTTTTCTTACCTAATGCTTTACCACCCTTAGGATTATTCTTTCCAGATACTCCTCTATTTTCTTCTGCTTCATCATGGTCAAACTCATCATCATCCATGGGGTCATAATCGGATGATTCTTTTACTTTCTTTCTCTTAAACTTACCAGAAACTTCACCTTTCTCATATCCAATACCATCACCATCATCATCCCACCAACGCTTTACCTTTCTCTTCTTTGCCTCATTAATCCCAATTTCTTCAGTGCGATAACCTTTTGGTTTTGATCCAGTTGGTTCTGGTTCTTCGATACGACGACCAGTAACTGTTCCTGGTTTGGGACGCTGAGGACCGTAATTATTCGACCTTTCTACATCTCCCTGAACTCTTCTTGCGGCAAGAGATGCTGATGCTCTTGTTACTCTTCTCTTCTTCAATTTATTGATAGACTTTTGAACATCTCCTTGAAGTTGCTCTAGCTCATCATCATCACCGTGAGTTCCTTTTCTTTGATGATCAACTGCCTTTGCCGCTCTTTCCTTTACAGAAGCTTCGGCAATCTGCTCCAGATATACCTTGGAGATATCATTCAGAGGATTAATAGACATTGTAAACTTACTATTTCTTTACCTTATACTTATTTAGGAATTCTCTCACATTTGAAACCGTGTATCCTTTATATGGTTTAGCACCTGGTTGAAGGTTTGTCTTCTCACCCTTCTCAAATCCAGGGGTCATATCAACAGCGTATTTGAAATAACCAGTGGTTCCAACTAATGTATTTGGTTTTCCTGGCAGTCTCATCTTTCTATTCATTGTTTTTTCATCATATTCCATCAAGTCTTTAATCCAAGACTTGAACATATATCCTTCCTCGGCAACACAGATGAGATAATTGGTTCCTCTACGCATTACTTCACCAATTAGTCCAGTGTTTAAGTTCTGAACAATATCACCTATATTAAAAATGTTTCCATTGATGTAGTTTTCACGCAAAGTCTCCATATCATATTTTGGAGCGATTTCCCAAAGACCAAAACTTTCTTTTTTAACCTTTACCTTTTTAGCACCCATTCCTTGGCGAACCGCATCAAAGAGAGTTTGTGTTTCTCCATCATCTAAAGTTTTAGGAGTTCCTCTACGGAAAGAATTAAAGTCATTATCAGTAACTGCTTTTCTCATTTTTGATGCAGACATTCCCTCAACACCCTCAGCATCAGCGTCTCTTACACCAGCAGAGATAACACGAATTAAATCAAAGTTATAAAGGTTTCCATTATATTTTTGTGCAAGATTTTCAAACTCTGCTTGACGGTCAGATCCAACGACAATATTTACATTACCATATCCATCTTGATCTGCTGCACTAAGAACATCAAATATAGTTGCCATCTTATAGTCATTAATAATTCTTTCCCCAAACTCAGGGAACATCTTTCTCATATAGGAAATTTTTGTGTCAGGGTCTAAAGGATTCTTTTTAGGGTCTTGAGTTCTTGATGGATATATTTTTAAGTCTCCACCAGCAGATGCTTTTTCAGCAGATTTTAAAAGTTTTTCATGCCCAATTGTTGGAGGATTAAAGCGACCAAATACTACTGTTAAAGTTGGTGCTGGTTCCTCACCAGGTTGTGCTTCTTGCGATGCTGCTTGTGCTTGTTGAGGTTCTGCTTGTGGGGCAGGTGCTGCCGCTTGAGGTTGTTGTGGTGTAGTTGCTTTCTTTGGTTCAGCAGTAGGTTCTTCTTTACCCTTTGCCTTCCTCTCACCAGTGAATTTAAGTTTGCCGTCTTCTGTTCTGGCTACAACTTTTCCACTACGATCAACCCATCCACCGTGACCATCTCCAGACAATCCAAGTTTCTTCGCCTGCATTGCTGCTTGCGACTGGGTTGCCTCAGACAAAAATTGGAAAAAGTTTTTCATTAATGTATCTTAACGCACTTCTTTTTATCTTTATATATTTATTAAACACCAATATTACCAACTTCTGGATCCCAATTTGAAGGTTGTTTGAATATTTTTTCAGTTTCTATCATCATTTTTAACTCAGAAATAGATGCCTCTTCAGGACCAAGAATTTTTGATCTATTTTTAAATCTTATCTGAAACAGAGGTTTATCAATTTCTTTTATGATAAATTTAACATTTGGTCCATTTTTTCCAGGTGCTCTCTCAGCAATTAAAATTGGATATCTTTTCTGCAAAGCATCTATGTATTCAATACTAGATTCATAAGTAGCACCAGTTCCGATAGAAACAACTTGAGCATAGTCTTTCCCAAAAGCAGCTTTTTTTAAAAAATCCCACGCTTTAGCAGATCCAGCACCAACTTTAAAAGATTCAACTAACCTATCAAGAACTTGATTATAAAACATTGTAATATATTTCACCTTTTCATATTTTTCTTTTGGTGTTCTCGCTTGCCCATCCAAAAAAGAATATTGTTTAGTATCAACACCAAGCTTAAAAGTTTCATTAATTCTAACCATAGATCTATAAGGACTTTCATTAGATATTGTTTTACTTGGAGTTTTTCCTGCCTTTAAAGAAAAATTTAAATTCCTGTTTATAATTGGAGTTCCATTAATCGTAATATTTACAGCAACATCTCCTTTCAAATCCCCTCCAGACAATTCTCCACCAACACCATCCGCGACGATAACAATATCTACTTTTTCAGGTTTATTATTGAGCAAATATTGATCTTGCGCTTGTCGTAAATCTCTTTTATATTTTGTAGATGAATTTACAACTTGAGAAATTAGACTTTGTATTACAGATTCTTTCGTATTATCAAAATATTTTTTACCAAAAGCACTAGATACTTCCCCTTCTTTTAGACTAACTTTTAAAGTTACGGTTACAAAATCCGGAACATAATCAGGTTGTGAACCTTTTGTTTTTAATCTAAATTGTTTCCCCCTAAAAAGAACTTTAGTAAATCCGGCACGAGTGTACATAGAATCACCAACTTGTCTACGAATAGAATTTACATTTCCAACACTAAGTTTTCTACTAGGAGCATCACTCTCACACATTATCAAACCAACTGCGATGGCAAATATTCCCTCCATCACAGATCCTAAATTAACTGCCTTTGACATAGGACTCGTTTTATAGGTATTTAGAATGGAGATAAGGAGACTCGAACTCCTGACATCAGCCTTGCAAAGACCGCGCTCTACCAATCTGAGCTATATCCCCGAATATAAAGATTATAAAACCCTCTCAACTAAAAGTCAAGAGGGTTAGAGCAACCTTCCGTGGTTATTTATCAGCGACCCATCTGCTTAGCATACCACTTCTCAAAGTCCTCTCTACGCTTATCTCCTCTTGGAGGCATAGGAGTTCTTTCTCCACGAACAGGAGCAGATTTTTTGCTTTGCTCTCTTTCATACTTCTCAGGGTTATTGCGAGCCTCTTGTGCTTCATCCATATACTCTTCTTGACGAAGTGCTTTACGACGCTGCTTTTCCTTTTGCTTTGGATTTAAATGAGCACCTCTTCCACGATTAGCAGAGGGGTCCCAGTTTGGTCCTGGTTCAAATGTAATTCCACCCTTTCTACCAGAATTACGAGCAATAGCTGCTCTTGTGAATTCATCTCTACTTGATGCTTCACCAATAATAGTAGTTTTCCAATCTTCACTCATATTTGCCATAATAGCGATTGCTGCTTGCTCAGTCTCAGCAAATCCCTCATCAATCAAATATCCCTTTACAACATCAAATAAATCAAATCCAGCCTTAACAACTGTTGGGGTTGAAGTGGCAGCTGCTGTTCCCTTATTATAGAGTGCTTTATTTACTTCTGCTCTAGAACCACCTTGCTTTCTAATCTGCTGTGCTTGGGCAAGTCTTGGATTTGCCTTTGCCCACTGGTCCATTGCAGATGGTTTTTCTGCTGGAGTTGAAGGTGCTGGAGTTGGTTTTGCTACTCCTCCTGTGGGGGCAGCAGCAGGTCTAGCGGGAGGATTACTACCAGCAGGTCTAGCGGGAGGATTACTACCAGCAGGTCTAGCGGGAGGAGTACTACCAGCAGGTCTAGCGGGAGGATTACTACCAGCAGGTCTAGCGGGAGGATTACTACCAGCAGGTCTAGCGGGAGGATTACTACCAGCAGGTCTAGCGGGAGGATTACTACCAGCAGGTCTACCAGCAAGTCCTGTTGGAAACCTATTTCTAGATGCGTCAGCTTTCGTAGCTGCTTGTCTTTGAAGATATTCACCAGTTGTAGAGACTCTTCTATTTGCTTCAACACCACCAATTCCTTGACGCATTAATTCTCGAACTCTTGCATTACCACCACCAGCATCGAATGCAGTCATTACTCTTGGTTGTGGTCTTGCTGCTTGTGCAGGTTTTCCACCCATCTGCGTTGATGTCGGAATTTCACTCAAATATGCTTCATCAAGTTGCTCTGGAGCATAAACTTCAGAATATGCTTCCATCAAATCCCTAAGTTGCTTGGTATCCATTAGAAAATCGTTATATTCTTCTAAGGATATTTATAAAAAAAACCCTTGCGGGTCTTGACAGTTATTCAACTACTTGACTAATTGCGTCGTCAAGGTCAGTAATGACTTCACGAATTTCAAAGACACGCTCTGGAACAGAAGGTCCAGTAGTATATCCTTTCTGTGCATCAAACAAAACTTGACGGACTGCTGCTGCAGCACGGACAGACATTTCTACGCTTACTTTACTCACAGGTCTCCCTCCACACGATTTTCAGAACGATATACATCAAATGCCCCTTCAGGATAACGAGCACTCAGTTTCTCATAGTTCATTTCCATAATCTCATGGAAGTTGGTATCAAGTGCCATACACGCTTGTGCGATATACCAGCAGATATCTCCAAGTTCACGCTTCATATGAAAGACATTTTCTTCAGTATAAGCTTTACCTTGAAGGATAATCTTTTTCACAACTTCAGTGAACTCACCTGCTTCAGCACTAATACCAAGAGCAGCAGTCAGAAGACGAGGAACATCAGCATCATTTGCTGCTTCAAGTTCGGTCATACGCGACAGAAGTTGTGCGAAGTCGCTACTAGCAGGACTTGTAGTTTGGCGAACAAACTCAATATACTTATTGCTATCAATAACTTTATTTTCAGTCATCAAAATTTAAATCCCTCAAATGATTTCTTAGGTTTCTTTTCTTCATAATCATACTCTTCATCTTTTCCATTGTCAAGGATATCTTGTTGAGCAGATTGTTCGCAGTCGTAAAGACGCATCTTAGCCCTATCAATACCAATCACGAAACGCTTATGAATGGTAGGGTCATTATATCGGTTCTTAAGTTGCTTGACCAAAATTTGACCAAGACCTTCAAGTTCTTCTGTAGAAATAAGGGCAAACATAAGGTCAGCAGTAGCAGGCAGACCAAAACTTTCAGAAGTATCAGTAAGTTCCACATCAGAAGATCCATATCCAGAACGAGTTGTCTGAGTAGCACTTACAATAGGAACATTAAACTCCACGGCAAGTCCACGAAGTTCTTCTGCGATTGACTTCACAAAGGTATAAGAGTTGATATTGCTACCACCACGATACCTTGAAGAAGCACAGATGTTTAGATAATCAATAAAGATAATATCTGGACGGAATGATTTCTTCAATGCAAGTTCATTTAGAAGTGCTTTAAAGTGTCCTGAGTGGGCGGACGCAGTAGGATACTCTTTAATAATCAGTTGTCCTTGAGTTTTCTTAGCAAGATTTGTAACCTTACTTTCAAACATCTGTTTTGGAAGTTCTCCAATATCTTGGATGGGAACGTTTAAAAGGTTTGCGTCAATTCTTTCAGCAATTCGTTCCTCCGCCATTTCAAGAGTGATGTAGAGAACGTTCCTGCCTTGCAATAAGACGGAAGAAGCAACATGGCACATAAAGAGACTTTTGCCGACACCCGTACCAGCAAGAGCGATATTGAGAGTCTTATTAGGTAAACCACCTTTTGTGATTTTGTTAAAGTATTCAAGATCAAATTCAATCTTCTCTTCCTTTCTATGGTAGGATTCATAACGTTCTTCGTAATCTAACAGATAATCGTGTCCAATGTGAGTATCAAAAGATACTGCTAGAGCATCAGAAAGAATGCTAGGAATAGCATCACGATTCTTCTTATCATCATTACCATCAGCAATATGAATTGACTCCATAAGTGCAAGGTAAATAGCACGATCACGACACCACTTTTCAGTAGTATCAACTAACCAATTAAACTCTGCCGCCTCATCATCCAGATAACTAATCATCTGAGTGATTTCTTTGAAAGAAGTATCATTAATGTCTTGACGCTTTTCTACTTCAATACAAAGAACTTCTTTTGTCGCTGGTTGGTTATATTCCTGAACAAATTTTAAAATTTCTTCAAATACTATCTTTTGATTTGTATCCTCAAAGTATTCCGATTTAATAAATGGAATAACTTTGCGAACATATGCTTCATTATGAAGAAGATTACGAAGAATCAGAATTTCAACTTTGTCCATGGGGCATATCAAATACAAATGTTATTCGGGTCTCATCACCGATATTAACGGTTCCATGAGGTAATTTATTATTAAACCAAAGAAGAGTTCCTGGTTCAACAATAGTAGTATCAGTTCCGCAAAAATACTGATAAGTTCCTAAAATAGAAAGATGATATCTATCTCTGGTTTGATAATAAGTTCCTTCATCAATATGTGCTCCAACAATCTCATCAACAGGAAGAGAAAGAAATCCGCAGCGATGTAATTCTCTATTACCAAACTCTTTACGAATAATCTTCCTTATTTCACTATGATGTTGATATGCTGGAGTTTTGATATTGATTTCAGAATCACCAACAAAATCTTCCTTTTTCTTGACACCACCCATTATAAGTTGAAGAGCACTTACTGGCAAGTCAGCAAATCCTCTATCAACTAAGGACTGAGAATCCTTCAGATGTTTCTGATGGTCCCAATCTTGTGGATATTTTTCAAGTTGATCTACAACTTTCTTTACATTTATTCCAGTCTTCAGAATCTTTATCACGAACCGTAACTGAACTCCTGCTTAGCAATCTCATCAAGTTGTTGCATTACTTCTTGAGTGAAATATACTTCAGGTTCCTTGAGAATTTGTTTGGCATAAATCTTTTTACCATCAATCTCATAACGTCCTGCGACATTCTTCCAGAGACCGCCAATCTCACCAAGTTCAAGAAGACCATAATAACGATCAAGTCCACGCTCGTCATAATAAAGACGAACTTCAACTTGTTTATTCTCCTTACTCAAACGCGATTTAGCAGTCTTAGCTTTGATAATATTGCCGACCACTTCTGTTCCATCTTTTTCTTTCTTTTTGCTGAGATAGATGATCGTACTTGCTGCGTACTTGAGTCCAGAACCTCCGCCCATTTCTTTTGTTGGTACATAAGCTCCGATGACATCGTATGTATGATTTGTGACAATGAGCGGTACATTTGCCTGTCCTAGTTTAAGTGTGAGCATTCGGAAAGCACCTTTAATAAGTTGGGATTTGGTCATATCCCTCACTTCTTTTTCATTCAGTGCATCATTGATTTCTTTACTTGTAGATAGCATTCCCAAAGAATCCAACACAAACATACAAGGTTTGCGTTCTTCTACTGGTGACTTTAGGTATATATCTACGGCTTTGAGTGCTTTTGTACGGAACTCCTCAATAGTAACAACATTGACAACAACCAAACGAGTAGTATCAATTCCACGAGATTCAATCAGTGATTTAGTAATAGCAGCCTCAGTGTCAAAGTAGAGGCAATAACCATCGGGGTTAGTATCAAGAAAATTCTTAACCACAGCGAGAGAAAAGAAAGTCTTTCCAGTAGAAGACTCTCCAGCAATAGCAGTAATCTTATTCCCAGATACACCACCAAATACGCTACCTGAAACCAGTGCATTAAAAATGTACGAACCTGTGTCAACATAAGTTTCAGTCTCATCAATGTCTGATGCTAATTTGGTGAAGTCATCACCAATCTCTTTTACAATATCTTTAAGAAAATCCATCACGCTACCATCCCGTATTGTTCACGAAGTATTTTTTTATAAGGTAAACCCTGTTCTTTGAGTTCTTTTACCAGTTTTAATTTTTGATAAAGTGCTACATCACCGCCAAGATGCATAGCACTAATAATAGTATTCAGTTCTTCGTCATTAATAGGCAAGTCCATCAAGCAAAAAATGATTCAAGGTTTACAGTTTTTTCTACAGACCACCCAATCGCATCAAGGATAATCTTGAGTGGCTCTAGAAATGCTTTCTCAAATTGTAGTTCATAGTCTATGTATTTGTCAAGATTAAGTTCCTTTGGAAACTCTTGAATAAAGGAAATAATATTCTCATGAATAGTATTTGGTTTCTTCAGATAAATGAACTTAATCTTCTCTCCATTTTGAATAAGAGAGTATTTGTTTGTTAGTTTGTTCTGTTTAATATAATGATTAAACAGAAGTGCTCCACGAACATGGATAGGGGTTCCTTTTATATAAATGTCCGATGAAGATTGATACTTTTGAACATCAGAAGCAGAGCGTGGAAATGAGATTTGTTCTGGAGGTAGTTTTCTAAACTCATTTCTAGCATTTTCAATAAAGTCAATCACTTCATCCTCAGTTCCACTCATCATAAGTTTAAGTGCATCCTTAATCATCTTGCGGCAAGGAGCAGGAGTAGAAGATTTGACTGCTTCAATGCCCATCATCTTCAGTTTAGGTTCCTCATATCGGACACCTTCGCTATCCCATACATTAAGAATATAACGCTTCTTAGCAGTCCAGATGCCACGGTCAGCAATATTCTCTCGCTTCATCTGCATCTTCTGGTCATATGCATTCACATACTCAGCCAGTTCTTGGTAAGAACTTTCAATATACTTTTCAAGTTCCAGCGAAGCGACCTTATCAAGGAACGCGACAATGCTTTCAGTAGTTTTCTCTCTTCCTTTGTATACAGTTTCAACCAAAGGACCCATATTAAGATAAATGGAATCAGTATCTGAAGCAATAACATAATCAACATCCTGAGTTTTAAGAACCTTATTCATATAAGAATTCATTTTACCTTCAATCCATCGGATAGACACCTGACCGCTGAGAGTAATTGCCTCCGCATTCTCAAGTTTGTAATACCTAAAGTATTGATTACCGATGGCACCATAAGCAGAGTTAAGAGAAATCTTCTTTGCCATCTGAATATTATTACAGCGAGCAATCTCTTTTACAAGTTCTTTGTTCTTTGTCTTTTCATATTGTTTCTTTGCCTCAATCATCTTCTTCTTAAAGATGACACGATCTTGATACATTTTCTCCATCAGTTCAGGAAGAAATCCACGAATGTCTTTACGGAACATTGCTCCGTTTGCACAAACAGCATAGTCTTTATACATCTCAAAAGTAAGATTCTTATTCAAAATCTTTTCTACATTAACTGAGGGATGTTTTTCATCCACAAGAGTTTCTGGAGAAATATTGTATTGCATAATCAAATGCGGATACAGAGAATTAAGGTCAAAGTTTACAACCCAATCATACTTACCTGGAATCGGTTCTTTTACATAGGCACCAGCATACTTTTCATTCTTCTGAGATTTATTCTTTGGAGGAATAACAATATTACGCTTCTTGAGATAGTTGTAGATAATATTATCCCACATGCGAACCTGATAGAACACATCAACATAGTTCACTTTAGCGTCATATGCCATCGTCAGAGCAAGCTCAATCAGTTTCATCTTGTCTTCCAAACGGTCAACAAGTTCCACGTCAACGATGTTATACTCAATAAACTTTTGCCAACCTTGAGTGTAGAAGTCTTTGAATGTATCAAACTCAGAGTGGTCCAGTTTCTTCTGTCCAAGTTCTACTTCAGCAATATAATCCAGACGATATGATTCCTGTGCTTTGTAAGTGAACTTCTTATAAAGATCAAGATAATCAAGTTGAGTCAATCCACCAACATCAAATGTTGTGTGCTTACGCCCTTGAATATAAGTCTCACCTTCCGTTACAAGTCCCCAGTTAGAGAAACGCTTCATGATTTTCTCACCAAGAACGCGATTCAGACGCTTACAAATATAAGGAATATCATACAACTGAATGTTCCATCCAGTCACAACATCGGGAACGTCAACCATCCAATAGTTGATGAAGTGATTCAATAACTCATACTCACTTGGACAGTGATGATAAGTTACATTACTTTGCTTGTTGTTAAATGGTTTAACACCCCAAGTAGTAATCTCTTTAGTTGTATAATCCTGAATTGTAATCGCAAGGATTTCTTCAGAGCAAGACTCCACATCAGGGAATCCTTCCTCCGAAGCAACCTCAATATCTAGGGTTACAAGTTTAATTTTACTGATATCAAACTTGATTTCATCTTCAGGATATTTCTCAGAAATATACTGACAAATATATCTGTCGTTACCAAATATTTCAAATCCAGCAACTTCATCATATTTCTTGTAGAACTCACGACAATCCCTTACAGTTCCGGGATTGATGGGTTCTACTGCTTCGCCACTTAATGTTCTATACTTGGAATCTTTTTTTGTCTTTACAAAAAGAGTTGGAAAAAACTCATCTCTTGTTTCAAATCTCTTACCATTCTCTACTCCACGAACCAAAAACTGATTTCCAATCAACTGAACATTAGTGTAAAATCTCATTCCTTAATCAAGTCCTCATATTTTTCAAGTAGAGTTGGGGTCGGATCAGCAAGTGTCAAAATCTTATCCGAACTCATCATAAAAGTTTTTTCCTTTGTATATCCACAAAGAAATGGTTCTAAAGTTTGGTCACTTCTGACCACAAATGGATTGACTAATTTACAATCAGGTTCTCCAATGTCAGCACCAACTTCTTCAATCTGACTTATCAGAATCAGATTGTTCATCAGTGCCAGAATTTTCGTTAGTTTCTTTTCCATGATTCATTACATCTTTTACATACATTTCTTTTAGTTTAACTGTTGGTTCTACCATTGTCACCAACCAGTCTGCTGGAACAGGAATTCTTTCATCAGCAGAAAGAGGAAGCCATGGATATAGAGAAACTTCAAAACCTGTTTTTTTCTCTGTTTCACCTTCTTCAACTAAACTAGGATTACGCATCCTAATCAAGCACGGTTTGTCCAAGTAATATCCAACTACCCTTTGATTCTCCTCCTCACCATAAACCATTTCGGTGACATCAGAAATCAAGTCTTCACCTGACTTAAGAAGCATTAATTTAATCGTCATAACACACTGCGACCTCCAGTTATTTTAGCAAGAAAAAAAGGAGGAGTCAACCTGGATTTTGCCAGGTGCTCCTCGCGCCGACGATATTCAATTCTATTTAGAGATAGTCCTTACGTGCGTGATGTTCCGGAACTATTTTCCCAAGTACGATCCGTAGAAGTCCGTCTTCGAATACAACTTCCCTAACTTCTGTGTCGTCGGATAAAGTCCACGCTCGTTTAAAACTTCTGCTAGCCACTCCCTTGTGGATAAACGTCCGTTCCGACTCTGTATCTTCTTTTTGTCCTTCGACAAAAAGTTTTCCATACTCTGTGAAAACATAAACCTCTCCTTTCTTAAATCCCGCTAATGCAATTTCCAAGTGAGATTCCACATTATTTATTTGCACCAAGTTATATGGAGGGTAGTTTGTTGTAGTTTCATGAAGGTTAAACAGACGATCAAAGTACTCGTCCATTCCAATGCTGTTTTTTGTAATCTTATCCATTAAAGCAGGAAGATCCGCAGCACTATATCTTGCGATGTTCATTGTGGTAGCTCCTTAAAAAAGCGAGTTTGTTTTGTGTGGACCCTTACGGCATCCACTACTAATTATACAAGATACAAAAAAAGAGGAGGGGTAAAAACCCAACCTCTTTTTAGGGTGTTCCGACTTTTGTAGAGTGCCGCACGAATGGCACAGGATTATTTATTCTGCTTCTTGAGTTTTTCCTTTCTTACCAATATTATACTTCTGTTCCAAAATCCAGTCACCTTTGTCCTTGTAAGCAAGAACTTTGATTTGATTGAGTGGTGCGATATCGGTTACAGCATCTTCCTTAACGACCGTAATTAGTCCCCAATCTGCAAGAAGACGAACAATACGATTACGTCTCTGAACATCATTCACGGTTAGGTTAGCATGTTTGCCATCAAGAGCAAACAGTTCCTTAAAGTGAACAATGAAGTATCTACCCTGTTTATGTAGAATATGACAGGATTGATAGAGTTTTTTCTCCTTTCTAGAAGCAACTCCGATACGAGTCAAAGTTTCACGAACTTTTAAAAAGTCATCAGGTTCATTAAGAATTACCTCTACCATTTGGTCCTGTGACCATTGAACAGTAGGTTCTACCGTAGTAGTCATTTTTTTCCTCCAATATCAAGTCGTTGTTTGATGAAAGTAATTTGTTCTGGTGTCAGGATTTTCAGTGCTTGGGATGCTTTCTCATTACTATAACCATAGTATGATTTAATACATTCTAAGTCGTTGACTTTATCCTTTCGGAGCCAGGGAGAAAATCTCTTCCGTTTCCTAAGAGTATTTAGATAAAACGAATATTGCATATCTTTGTCAAGTTGATGGTGAATATTCATTTCATTTGCATACATTACACAATCAATATGTCCAGACAAGCAACGATTAATAATAAATGGAGAGTAATCTTTAATATCCTCCGATAGATCTTCTTTTGTGAAGTTAATTGAATTCAGCCAGTCCTTCAGTTCCATAATTAAATAACAACAATTCTTTCCTTTCTTTTTGTTCTCGCATGTATTCACCAACCGAACGCATGGTATATGTCAAATCAAACTCACCAGTGTTCCAGTTTTTAAAACGATCCTTTACTAATTGATCTGAGTTATAACTAATCAGTTGATGCATAGGATAGCGAAAATCGCAATCGGCAGAAAACCTATCGTGATCAAATCCTTTGTGCATTGATCCCTTACGCCCATAGAGATTATCCTTAATATCATAAGGAGGATCAAGATACACAAAAGCAGTAGTGTCTCCATCCAACAGATAATCGTATGAGTAATTAGTTATACGCCATTTTGAGATTAACGTAGAATACTCAGGCAACTTTTCGATCCCCCGCAAACTGAAGTTGTTGTTAGAGGCTTGTTGCGAAAAGGATGAACTCTCTGTGAGACCACTGAAACTGCACTTATTGACAACATAGAAAGCCACAGCACGATCAATGCTAGGCAAATCTTTGTCATTGACTTGCTCCTTTGCTTTAAGAAAAAGTTCTTTTGCCAGGACAGGATTATTGTTTGTCGTCTTAAGATCTACAAGTTTATCCTTAAGATCAGTACCAAACATCTGGAGTTGTTGCCAGAAATTTACAAGAGGTTCGTAAAGGTCATTTACCCAAATATCTAGGTTAGGATACTTCTTGGTGATATAAATTGCAACACTTCCTCCTCCAAGGAAAGGTTCACGAAACTCCCTATAGTTACGAAGGTCTGGAAAATAAGGTCCCATCTTTTCACAAGCACGGGACTTACCACCTGGATACCTCAAAGGTGTCTTAAGAGATTTCATTCAAACTCTCCAGTTTTGTTACCTTTTTGCATTGGTGGATATGGGTCATAAACCTCACATGACACACGAATATCAGTACTTTTGGTTGCTTCTGCCATCTCACGATAACCAGACCCAAAATAAATCTGCCCACCAACTACGGCAACCGCCATAGCACCCCAGAAAATGTAATACCACTTTGATTTTACTTGATGTCTCATTTGAATTCACACTCAATCATAATTTCAGTTAGTGCTGCTAGGAGGTTAATTTCTTGATCAGCCACGAACGCACATTGGTATTGATACTTAGCAATAATAAGAACGGCAGCAGGGATAGATTGGGGAAGTAAGCAATCATAAGCGGAGTCATAAACCCTGCGAAGAAGGTGAGAAGCATCGTTGTCCAGGTTGGAGACCACCCACTTACGAACTTCTGGGAAGTTTTTGTCTTTGAGATTTTTGATGAGATCATTGATTTTTACATCAGAGAAAGAAGCAAGAATACCCGAATCAATTTTGCCGCCAGTAGAATATCTCTGACATTCATTCAAAACTCGTCGGAAGTCTGGAAAATGTTTGTTAATCAGTTCTGCAATGACTTTTTGATCATACGCAATACCTTCCTGATCCAAGATTGATTGAACTCGTTGAAAGAAACTTCCCGCAAGTTGGACTTTTTGCTTTCCTTTGATTGTGAAGTCAATGACCGCACATCTGGAGTGAAGAGGCTCAATAATCTTGTTCTTGTAATTACAGGTGAAGATGAATCGGCAGTTGTTATAAAATGCCTCAATATTTGCCCGTAGTAGGAGTTGAACATCATTACCGGTATTGTCTGCTTCGTCAATAATAATTACTTTGTGCTTAGAAGATCCTGTAAGTGAGACGGTCGAAGCAAAGTTCTTTGCCTGGTTCCGTACAGTATCCAGGAAACGCCCTTCGTCGGATCCGTTGATAACATAAAAATCTGCCCCTAGTTCATTACATAATGCTTTTGCAATAGTTGTCTTACCAATACCAGGGGGACCAGCAAGAAGCAGATTGGGAATCTCACCCTTTGCTACAAACTCCTTAAATGTTTTTTTAGTTTCATCAGGAAGAATACAATCATCAATTACTTGAGGACGGTATTTCTCCACAAAAAGAAATTCACTTGTCATAATTTAAATCCATTCAGGTTTTTTCAATTCACTGGTGGGAACAATCTCCCACCATTCAGTCCCATCAAAAATATACAACTTGTGGGTGTCCTTGTCAAGGAAACAATCACCTTTCCGATAGTTCATATCCATTTAGGTTTTCGTTCTGGCATACGAAGATAATTAGATGCAACCCAAGGTTTGGATGCGATATACATCTTGTAAGCAGTAAAAGTGTCAATGCTTGTGTCAAGTTTATATTCATCTGGCATAGCACGGGCAAATGGTGTCACCTCCGTAATCTTTCCTTTTGGAAACAAATAATAAGCATCTACAAGAGTCTTATAACAGGAGTGAGTTTTATTATACCGCAGGCAGTATTCATCAGACAAGTTCAGTCCCCACTTGATTAACCAGTAGGCATTATGGATACTCTCCATAGCCCACTTGGTACAGGGATGATTGCGGAATGCTCCTTTCTCGGTCTTGTAGGGGGTTCCATCTGCCTTAGGGAGAGTCCCGTACCCGTGCCCCCACTTGTCGGAGGCAACGATAGAGAGCATCTGACAGCACTCTAGGGGCATTTTAACAACGTGCTTGTCTGGGAGGCAGATGGCACTCTCAGCAGGCCAAGGAGAAGTGACAAAGATGTTCATCAACCAAATGTAGAATCAGGCTCCAGAGCAATATAATACACCAGATCGTGGTTCTTAGAAGTAAATTGTGACAAAAGTTTTTGTGACACGACCACCTCATAAGTTCCAGGGAGAATCTTAATGTTCTCTACTTTGAAGTTAAAGACAAATTCAGAATCGGTTTCACCAACAATAATAGAAAAATCATTAGAGGTGTCGTTCTTTTTATCGCGGACAACCAGTTTCACAACACCTGCTTCACCAACAGCAGAAATGTCTGGAAGTTGATATACAGCAGCTGCTTTAAGGAGTTTGTCCAGTTGCTCAGTGCTCAGTTCAAAACATACATCTTCACTAGGAAGATTGATTGCTTTGTCAGGAGGAGTGATGATGACGTTAGGATCGGCAAAGAAATACTTAGATCGCATCTTACCTTCACGAATGACCACGTATCCATCATTTACAAAATCAAGTTCTGGATTTTGATGCAGACCAAGACCATTTAGAAACTGATTAAGGTCATAGATACCAAAATCTTTAGGAAGTTCTTCAGTAATTGTTGCCTCAGCAAGAATATTCTTCATCACACTGATGGTGCGAAGTTTATTACCCTCCTTAAACAGAATTGACTGATTAATAGAGGAAAAGTTTTTAAGAACAGAGAGAGTATTATCAGAAAGTTTCATAATCAATAAGGAAAGTCAGAAGTAGTGTTTTTGTGGAGACCAGCAAAGTGATACAAAAGAATACAATAATGGATTGCTTTCAGAATGTCCATCTTAGATTTGCCATTCTTCTTACCAAAGCGAGAAAGATACTTGATGGCATTTGAACGAGTAAATGCTTCCGAGTCTCCAATACTTTCAATCAAATCAAGAGTCTGAGTTTTAGATTGCTCAGAAGTATAATGAGAATGATAGGTACTAGAAAGGTATTGCTCAATTTCTTTTAGAGTTTTATCTTCTTCATATTTCCAGAAACCGTTTTTGTTCGTATCTTCAGGCATATTCAAATTAAAAGTGATTGTATCAGGAGAAGAATTTCCAAAGTAAGTGAATGGAACAGATTGTGCGGCATAAACAAAATCTTGGGCACCATTAAAAGAAATGGTATCGGTTCCCTCACCACCATAAATTACAGTATCTCCCCAAGAACCCGCAAGTGAGTTTTCGTAAGTGCTCTCAAAGTTTTCAGACATTTTATTTCATAGTAAAGGTTAAAAAGAGGAGGCACATTGACCTCCTCATATTCTATCAAACAGACTTGTATGTGTCAATGGATTCTTCGGAAGGCATTTGGAAATCGGCGTCCACCTTGTCATAAAGTTCAAGGAATGCTTGCTTGGTTTCGTCATCAAAGCGATTCACGCAAACTTGGATTGCCTTTGCCTTGTCTTGGAAGATGCTGTAAGCACGGATAATGTGAACCAGGCGGCGGGTGCTGATGATTTCCTCAATACCACCATCATAGAAGGTCTTGCGGATAATATCACCCCAGTCCACCAGACGCTTACAGAAATCACGATCTTCCACACCAAGGTCCAGAGCAACACCTTCCAGGATCTTCTGTTCGGTCGCAGGGGCAGGATAGGACTGCTCAAAGGTCACGGGGAAGCGTTCCAGGAATGCCTCGTTGAGCACGTTGGTGCCAATGAAGCGACCATCATCAGAACCCTTACCCTTGGTGTTTGCGGTGGCAATCACATTAAAACCAGCAGCAGGTTTGACCCAGCGACCAATCTTTTTAAGGAACACACCCTTACCTTCTAGAATAGACTGAAGGCAGAGGATCTTGTTAGATGCAAGGTCGATCTCATCAAGGAGAAGGATTGCTCCTCGCTCAAGTGCTTCAATGACGGGACCGTTATGCCATGCAGTGTTCCCACCAACAAGCCTAAAACCACCGATAAGGTCATCTTCATCAGTTTCAATCGTAATGTTTACGCGAATCAGTTCACGCTTAAGTTGAGCACACGCTTGCTCCACAGAGAACGTTTTGCCGTTACCCGACAGACCCGTAATGAACGTCGGATAAAACAGACGGGACTGGATAATTTTTTTAACATCAGCAAAGTTACCAAACTTGACGAAGGTATCATCTTTTTCGGGAATAAGGTTTTGCTCTACAGGAGGAACCACAGCAGGTGCTTGGAAAGTACGTTCGATTTCTTCTACTTTTTGTTGCGTCACTTCAAGATTCCACTTACCACGACCAACTTTGAACTGGTCAAGTTTCTTAGTAACAGTTTGATAGTTAGCATCGTTCAGAGTACACCAGGCACGAATATCAGCACCTGTGATGGTGTTTCCATACAGGTTCTGGAGGGAAGTGCGGATGTAATCAGAGGAGAGTGCCATTCGTTTGCTTTGTTTCAACCTAGTCATTATAAACGAAAAAAGGGTCCTCTTGGGACCCCTGTGGTCAGTTTGCCAACTGGTTCTTGAGTTCTTCAAGGTACTCCTCACTTGCAATATGACCAGTGTAACCTGGATAATATTTTTTTACTAGTGCAGGAATACCCATAGCAGTTGTGCTGCTATTACACTCAATCCATACTTCTTTAGTATCGTATTTTACTACATGTTCAAATGGAAATCTAGTTTTCATCCCAGTTCACCCATTGCCTTTTGCTTACGCAGTTTCTTAGGATTTTTTGTTTTTGATGCTGAGAATGAACTATCATCTTCACTATCAGGATCTACAGAACTACGATGTCTTGTGCGTCTTTCTTCATCATCTAGTTTTGAACGCATTCTCTTTGCTTCATCGGGAGAATAGGTTCTACCACTGTTGTACCATTCCTTACCTACATGACCTCTCTTCTTAGCATCAGCAGAAGATTCTCTACGTTTGAGAGTTCTGCGGTTTGCTTTGAAATCTTTGAGAGACATACCCTCAGCGATTATCATAAACTCTTGAAAAGTTCTCATATTACTAAACAGTTTTTTATGTATTTAGGCAACAAGGGAAATGAACTCACCAAGAACTTTCTTGTTAAGTTTTTTAGTTTTCAGAGACTTCACAAAAGCAGATTTGATTTGAGACTTAGTGGCACATTCAGCAACCTCAAACTCAGTGTCCTGAGAAAGTGCAGTTGCAGACATTCCAAAGTAAGCATCATATCCAGAGTTGGTGATAGTAAAACTCT